TGGTATCAATTCTTCTGCTTCTATTTCAGTTAGAGTTGATAGTTTATTAAAAATTTCTTCTTTTTCTCTTCCATTTAAAGCTATGTATGGTAAGAGATTCTCAATGTATCCAATCTGCCAAAGCTCCGCTTCAGTAGGGTTCCCATCGACAACCTCATCAAACCACTCGTCATATTTAGTCAACGATTTCATCTTGGCCAAACACTCCTTGCTCGTAGAATCCTGCAATCTTTAAAACAACTCTGCTCATAGCTCTTTTTTCAGCCATAGCTACTGGGAATTTTTTACCACCACCCATTAAGTTATTATCACTTGCTTCTCCAAAACTCATCATGTTTCTAATGTCAGTTTCTTTACTTCCTATTTTCATGCTCGCTACCGCCTTGATAACTACCCAATCAGTTTGCATAATAACAGGCTCATAAATAACTTGTATGTTTTGTTTACTTACAATTTTATCAATTCCTGTCCTTGTAATAATCACAAAACCTCTTTTATCTTTGTAAACATCTTCTTCAACAAGATTATTTTCTGTAAACAATCTTCTTAAAGTTTCTTTTTTGGTTTCTTTTACTTCTGCTACGTCCTTAATGTTTGGTACTTTTTTCATATCAATTTGATTTTGTTGGTTAATATATTCTTCTTGCATTTGCATAAATTCTTCTTTCATTTTTCCCATAATTCTAATTTTATAAATTTGTTATTATTAAATAAATAAACAATATAATTATTCCTTTGTAAGCTAGAGATAATTGTCTTATTGAATTATTATAACTTCTATTCTTATCCATTCTAATAATTATCATTTATTATCGAATTAACGAATTCTCCCAGCCTACTATCAAAAGTTTTTCGTCTTAATTTATATTCAACTATATTAGCGTTTCTAATGCCTCCATTAGCGTTCCTGTAGCGTGTTGGGACATCTAAAGGGATAGATACTATATCATACCCTCGCTTTCTTAGAGCGTAAATTATACCTGACAATCTATACGCTCCATATTCGTTAATAGCTTCTTTTTGTGTTAATCTTCTACCTTCTTTTAAGTGTTGTAGAATATCACTTGTTTGAGTGCTTTCCATTTTAAAATAATTTGATTAATAAATTTATACTCTTTCTGTATTGTCGGCTACTGAACATTCTTTACTACAATAATATCCATCTTCTTCTAAATCCTCTCCACAAAAACTGCAATAATGTTTTTCTTTTATTGGCTCATCAAAATAATTATCACAATCATCACATATATACCCTTCAGCTTCCGTATGTTCTTTACATTCATAGCATAATCCTGACTCTGATATTTGAGCAGTACAGCAGAAACTCACATTATCTAATTTGTATCCTGCATTACAGCAAGGACTTGTTAAATTATCTGTCATAATAATAAGTGTTTTCGTTAATATTTAGTTAGTTTAAATTCTGTACAAAGATACAATAATTTTTTAAACCACCAAACTTTTTTGTAGTTTTTTTTAAAAAAAAATATAAAATGATGAATTTTAACCCTTAGTTAACCCTTAATATAGGGTATTTAATACTCTTAAAGATAAAGATAAAGATAAAAATAAAGATAAAGATAAATACCTAAAAATAATGTGTTAATCGTGCTACCTGACCACTTTCTTTATCATGAATGAAACCTTCACAAGCTCGTGGAACGCCACAAAATCCTTTACGTGAGTGCCAACTGTCTGCAGAAGATGGGCTTCTCATGTATTCTATAGTAACCCCTATATAATCTTTAGTATCTAAATATTTATGTTTTACTTTGTGATGGATGTGGTGTAAATACCAATATCTATATTTTGTTTCTGACCAGAGTAAAGGTTGCTCTTGTGCCATCAACAAGGGTAACTTATCCATCTTCGCCCCGTCTCCATGTTCAATTCCTATTAATGAGTTCCCAAATTTGTAAAATTTACGATGAGCAACAGTAATATCAAAAGTAACATCTTCTGCTTTTCTAAACCAACTTCTAAGCGTGTGTGCTAAATGAAACCCACTCTGATAATCGTGGTTACTCATTGAGTGTAATACATCAACAGGAGCAATAAAACGGAGAATCTCAATAACCTTAACATACAACATCAGGGCCATTTCATAATGTTCCCACCATTTTTTATCTGATTCGACATAAGTGCCTTTCGTTGTGGTTGAGTAAACATTATCTATATGCAGCACATCATTCCCTATACAAAATAATATGCGTTGAATATCAAATCCTTTTGATTTTTGTATAAGGCCCTTAATCCCTTCTAATACTCTATCTACAGCAGTTTCACAGTCATATTTTTCACCAGTCTCTAATTCATTAGCATACTTACCTATGTGAATATCTGCTGGATTAATAACTAATAGATGTTTTCTTTCTTTTTCTTCTCTCTCTATAGGTTGATAGATTGGGGAATATCCTTTTATAAATTTATCTATACTCTCAAATATTTGTTGCTTATCTAAACCATAATCTTCTTTTGTAACTATTGAAAACCTATATTCCCCACCAGCTGATTGCCAATGTTTTACACTAACAACATCTTTTTTGTCAATCCCTCTATCTTTTAAATGGCCATCTAAAACAGAATTGTTATTTATATTTTCTACAACCTTAGCTCTGTTTTGGTAGATAAGGTTTTCCTCATCAAGAGTAAGCCTTAACCTTCTTCCGTACTTCTTCATAAAACAAAGATATATAAAAAAAAATAATATATAAAAAAAAAGTGAGGAGTTATTAACCCCTCACTCTTAACTACTAAATAGTCCAACCCCGAAAACACTCAAAGAAGGAACCGCAAAGGTATATTATTTTTTTGATATATCAGCAATCCCCTGCCCTAAAATAAGCACAAGAATAGCTTGATAGAGATTTGTAGCGGTCTGTTCGTCTACCCCTAAATAAGTTACGATAGCAGGAACCACTACAGCAGAAACTGCATACCAAAACTTTTTACTTTTAATCATTGTTAAAATAAGCCAATTTTTCATTTTTTTGATTTTTTATTAATAATAATGCCAAACAACTTCTTGGTTTTTGTTTTTATCAGTGTCCAAATGTATGAAATTTTTACCAATTCCAATACGATTAAACCCAATTTTTATTACTGCTTCTAGTATTTTATATCTTTCTTTACTTCCTGCAATATGTATATCTGCTGCATTACAAGGTATATTCATGTGTGAAGAATTCTTCACGCCTCCCACTTTACTGTTATGAGCAGGAGTTCTATATCCTGAATTTATTTTAAAGGGTATTCCAGCTAACTCTCTTGCCTTGTCCAGTTTAGTTAAAAATATAAGACACATATTGTTACCTGAACTTATATCATCTGGACTGTCAAACTCTGATAATTTAAAATGTTTTATTGACACATTTCTTAGTTTATCATTATACCACTCACCTCCCCTGCCCTCTATATTTCTTTTTATAGCCATTTTGAGTTTTTGAAGAATTTTTAGAATGAACGCCCTTCCTCTTCCTCCTTTTACTCTCTCTACAAACAAATCCTTTTATTTTCACCCTAAGCAGTTACTATCACATATTCAATATCAACGTTGGCTGTATCTGCCTTAGCAGAAATACTTGTAATATCTGCAAAAGCTGAAAAAGACGTGCTTACGGATTTAGCCTCCATTTCATTATCCATTAGTATAAAACTCTCTCCCGCTTTCAGTTTAATCCAATAAGAATCTCCTGAAGTTATCCGAAGATTAACAAAGTTTGTGTCATCAAGATTTGTGATTCTAAAATATGCGTAATCATCTGTAACTCCCTGTCCCTTTCCATCCTTTGTAGAGAAAGAAAATATAGTAGTAAAAGAAGCCTCTTCCCCTGACTCTATTTCCATTATCCTTTGGTCAACCTCGCCTTGAGTTTCAAAGGTCTTTGTAATATTATTTCCATATTGCACCCCATTCAAAGTGATAGTTTCGTTCAAAGAAACACTTAAAGTTGATGCTGTTACTGTACTTGCCATATTGTGTTTATTTTTTTAATCATTATTAATCTGTAAAAATTTTTATTATTGCTCCTATTGTTATAGTATAAATAACCCACATAGCCTTTACTAAAACCTTCCTCATAGCGGTATTTCTGTTTACTCTTGCTGTAACCCCTGTATCTGGATTTAATAACTTGTCAGTAAGTTTATCTAGCTTACTATCTAAATTATCTATTTTACCAGTCATTGTTGTTATATCTTTCTTCATTGATACTATTTCTTCTTTTGTTGTCATATGGCTTTTTATCAATAAGATTGATGTCCTATTAAATATACTTTAAGTCCAATCCCTTCTGTTCCTCCCCCACCTATAGTTGTAATGTCTATTGTTATTTCAGCTTCATCTAATAAATCTGCATTTGATATTACTGCAGCTGTTGCTGCTGAGGTTGATGTTTTTTCTGTTGCGTCTATTGTCAGTAAGGTAGATAAAACCGAAACCCCTCCACTTTTAATATCTACTGTTACAGTATTATCCGCAACAGTAAATAGACTGGAGCGCACATCTGTTAATCTAAAATTATAAGGAAGCACAATGTAATCTGCGTTAGAAGTTACAGCACAAGTAGTACTAATAGTACCGTAAGATAAAGCAAAGCATTTACTTACTCTTCTCCAATTTAAAGTGCCGTCTGTTCCATCTCCACCACTACCATCCCCTTTAGAAGGAAAGCTATTATTTTTAGAGCCTTCAAACCCCATAGGGTTATGTCTATTTATATCTTTTAAGTTTTTATGTTCGTTTGCTGCCATATTTTATTTTTAACAATTTGTACACCCTTGACATTTGCAATAATTATAATAATTACCACATGAAGAGCAGCTATCAGTTCTACTATATATACTATCATAAAATATCATCCCATGATTTTTATATGTGTCGCTCATACTCTTTGGCCTGTTACTCTCAAATGTTGCAAACATTCCATCTTGGTCGCTTCCATTCAAGTAATCTATCATATCTTCTGCAAAAATCCCTGCCTTTCTGTAGGTATCCTGCTTGAAAGAGTTGTAATCATTATCATCTACAACTCTTGAAAATTCATCTAAATTATGCACTATTCCGCTAGATGTAATATTACTCATAATATCATTTATAACTTCAAACCTAACAAACCAAGCTAAACAATCCTCTAAATAATAAGTCATAAAATCCGAATTATTTGAAGTTAAAGTTCCATTATTATGTTGTAACTTTAATTCACCATAAAAATCTTCACCCAAAAGAGGTCTGACATGCGCTAATTCAGCTAAAACAATAGTGTTCTCAGAAACCAATATAGGGTCGGTATTTTTATTGGTAAAAGTTTTATCTATTACCTCTCCCGCAGTAATTAAAGGTATATATTGTCTATAGTTTGCCATATCTTATTGCTCTATTTTTATTTCTTTTTTTTCTTCAGGTTCTCCGTCTCCATCTTCATCGCTTTCAGTAACTATAATTTCCCTATCTGCTATAAACATATCTCCATCCTCAAGCATTGGTAAGTCCTCGTCTATCAACATTCTCTGTTCGTTGATAGTAAGGATATCTTTAATATCTACATCATTAGCGTATGAGATTGGAGGCTCGTAATGTATAGTTAATCCTTTAGGGTCAAATCCCATTTCTTTATACAAAACATTCCTTATCCCATTTAACAACAACTCTGAAGTATCTTTAATAACAGTTGTCATCACTAAATCATAAGCAATTCTAATCTCACTTCCTGTATTATTCATCTTACCTGAACTCACGATACCACTCAATGATGGCTGCCACCTATTAGCTGTAATAATATTTTGGTCAGTAATTTGTTGTAAATCAATCCAACTTCCCTCTTGGTCGTCTTTTATAATTTGAACATTCGCTGGGGAGGTATCTCCATTTTTAACAATAAACAATATTTTCCCATTATTTCCCTCTCCAACAAATTTCTTTTGAGCTTCTTTTACCATTTCCTGAGCTTCTTCTTCTCCCATATCCCCATTTATTTCTACAATAGCAGAAGGCTGAAAGCCGTTCATAAATTTAGTATGATTCCATTTACCAATCTCAAAATCAACACAAATATGCTCTAAAGCGGCAATATAGTCTGGAAGCCCATAAAAACTAAAGGTTGGCTCATAATCTTTAAAATGAACTACAAATTTATTTTGAGAAACGTTAGGATAAATAGGTATTTTGTATATCTTTTTTTCCTGATTCCAATATCTACACCAATCAGGATTAACAAAAACTTCACTTTTATTTTTAGATATTCTAACTGTAGTTGTATCTAAATGATAGATATTTACCCCTCCATCATAAAGAACACACT